GGCTGTACCGATTGACCACCTCTTGAATGGGCACCTCGACCATCTTGCCGTTGACCTTCACAGGAACGGTCGCGCTGGCAGCAAGCTCCACTTCCTTGTCACCCACCTTGAACTTGAGCGCCTTGTCGGGCTCAGCCTGAGTATTCTTCCGCTTAGGCTCGGTCTCCTTGGTCTCAGGCTTGGCTTCCTTGGCCTCTGGCTCGTCCTTGGCGGCCTTCTTCTCGGCCTTCGGTGCAGTCACCTCCTCGAGTGCATCGCCCTCTTCCTTGCGGCGCTGGGCGGTCTTTACCTCTGGCTTGTTTTGCTCAATTCGCGCGCGCCAGTTGTCGACTGCCTGCAGCTCGTCAAAGCTCACAGGCGTGCTGCCGCCTACGACTTCAATCGGCTCTTGAACTGACGCAGTTTCGACATTAGTCGCCGTCTGCGGGGCTTCTTGTACTGACATCACACTCCTCCGGTCGGTTGTACTGCGCCGCCGGGCTGAAGCTGTGCTTCAACCGGTGGCATAGGTTCTTGAGTCATGGCCTGAGCCTCGCCCCCAAGTGCGGCGTTGACGGGCATACCCGCCATATCTTGAATCGGTGCGCCCATGGCATCCATACCCGGCCCACCCATCTCAGGCGCCATAGGTGCCGCAGGCGGCATAGGCGGAGGCAGGAAGAACATCGGAAACAACGCCAGCGCACTGAGCTGCTGGGCAAAGAGCGGATTTTTAGCCGCCTGATCCTGCATCAGCATCTCGGTTGCCCGAATATGATTGATCAACCTATCCTGAGCCTCTGGCGGCGTCTGAAACTTGAAGCTGTACTCTTGAACGGCCCGCGTATGCTCACGCCAGTGCAAGATATGGTTCTCATACTCCCGCGGGGCTAGAAGCTCCTCGGGCACCATGCCCTCTCCAATCTTCATCAATTCTTCATTCTCGGCCTGTGCAGCCCTCACAGCTACGGTCGCTGCATCCACGAACTTCTCGCTCTGCGCCAGATCCAAGAGGTCAATGACCTGCTCACCCGTGAACTGGTCAGGGAACCGCTCATTAAGATCCAGAAGCGTCTGGGTCCTAGCCGCAACCGAGCGAGGTATTCTGAACGCGCACATCGTAGTCTTTCTCGAGGTACGCCACATCGAAGAACTTGGTCATCCATTCGTTGTTCTTGCCGATCACGCGGATCATGCGCTCGTCAGACTCGTCGTAGTAATCACCGAGCACAGCAAGGGTCATCTGGGCGATGCCCACGATCAAGTCGTTGTACTTCAACACCAGCTCGTTGTACCGCTCGGATTCCTGCTCGGCCAAAAACTGAAGCGCAACCCCAGCCTTGATCCCGGGAGGCGGCTCACCCCTAGATACGCCGAACACTCCCGAGATCTGCTGGAACTCTTCCTTGAGCTTCTCACGGAAACTGAAGACATCCCCCGGAACAGTCGGAGCCGTAGCAAGAACCGGAGCCTGTGGCCCCTTGTACTGGACGATCGTCATGTCATTGCCGAGACGATCGAGTGCCACTGATCCCGCGGGCACCATCCACTTCGGATGACTTGCGAGAACGATGTTCCGGACCAGCATATTGGTGATGTTGTTGTAGGTCCCGGTCAGCGGCTTGATGTTTTCAAAGAAGCTGACACCGTACAGCTCGCCCGGGTAGTCGATATCGGTGAATCGCTGAACGGGCAGATTGTCATGGCTAAATGGCATCTGCTCGCTCTCGAGAACACAATCGTTGATAAAAACGATCTTACGGCCCTTGTCCATGATGGGCGACCTACGATGCCAGAAGGTGTACACCACCTGCTCGTTGCGGGCAGGGCGTAGCTCCATCTTCTCGTAATCGTATACCTGAGCGCCTTCCAGATCCTTGATCTTTGACGCCTTCTCCGGATACCGCAGGCGAAGTTCCTGAACAGGAACGATCTCGCGGATGAAGCAATAGTCGACATCCACGAACTTCTGCTTTTTCTGAAGCAGCACCTCAGATGCAAGCACGACTTTGTAGTCGACATCGCCTACGCGGACCGGCCGATCCACATAGATCTCGTTGCCTTGGGCGTCCTTGGTGATCTGACCGTTCTCATCGAGCAACGGCACGCGCCCGTCTTCGTACTTTTTCGCGGCCTCGAGATAGGCTGGGCTGAGATCACCCTTCTCCTCACACCAGTCAATCAGCAAGTACGCCTCTCCCATGACCAAGGCGTTAGTCACGAGTTGCGTCTGGATCTTGCCTTCAAAGTCCTGCGTGTACCAGATGTGGTCAAGCAGCTGCTTAGTGACCTTAGCGGCCACCTTGTCAGATAGCTCATCATTGGTGGGCAGAATGGCCACGGCAGGCTTGAACTTGAGCAGCCTCGAGGCGCGGTTCTTTGCCAAGTCGTAAAGATGGTTGCAGACAATCTTTCGGACCACCTGAGCGCGGTCATTCCCACGGTCCCGGGCGTCGACACGGCTTTCGAGTTCCTGATACTGGACGCCCTTGTAGAGCGCGAGGTTGCGGCGCATGACGCGGATGCGCGGCTCATTTTCCTGCTCGAGATATCCCAGCTCGGACTTCAACCAGCCAAGCACATCCTTTTCATTTCTCTCGTCATCAAGATCAATCGAGTAAAGGGGCTGCTTCGGGTGCTGATACCCTTGATCCATCCCATCGCCCACATTGTCAAAGAAGTACCCAGAATTGCTCATACGGCCTCAAAAATGTCCTTGTTGAGTTTTGCTTCCAAGTCCCGCGTGACCTTCTCAAAGTCTTGCCCGGCTGGGACATACTGAATGGAGTGCGTGGATTTCTGCAGTGCCTTGACCTCAATCCATGCAATCAGTCCCATGCCGAAGGCCAGAAGAGATAGCAGGCAGAACAGTGTCAGGAGTGCGACGATAGTGGGAAGTGTCATAGCCCGTAGTCTAGGTCAGACTCATTGGAAAAAACATTGGGAAAATCATCCTCCAGCCGGAATCCTCGTTTCTGCGTCACAGGGTCGACTATCGGCTCGGCTTCCGCCTTGATGCTGTAGGGGAGGCTATCGAAAACATACCGCAGGCAGTCGATCAGGTGGTCGTCTTTTTTGGGAATGCGGCCCTGATCGTCCTTTCGATACCGTTCCATTTCCCAATAGAGCTTCTGGCAGTGATCGGAGAGCACTAGCTTGCCTTGCAGGAGTGCGTCTTTGATCAGGGATAACCCGGTCATCTTGTCGGCCTTCATCTTCTGGGTGGGCTCAAGCCCTTCTCCGAAGGCGTCTAGGACCTCGTTTGCAAACCATGTGGATGCTTCGTCATAGCCTTGCCGCCAGTCCGGGGCATCCCACAGCTCATCTCGTTTCTTCCGGATACGCGGCCAGATGCGGCCCACGCTCATCTCAATCTGAGTTAGCTCATAGATCTCATCGAGGCAGAAGATCTGTTTTGTGTACGGGTTGACTGCGCAGAATAGGACCGCAAAGCAGGATGCGCCTGCTGGGTCCGCCCACAGGATCCATTCCAGCTTCTTGCGGTCTCTCCAGATCATGGCCATGACCTCTTCGTGCGGTCGCATGACTTTTCTGGAGAGCATGGGGAAAATGGAGTTTGCTCCGCCCGAGACAAACTTGGCCTCGTACTCTCGCTCCCATTTGTCGCCTTCGCCGAGTCTGTACAGCTCGGATTTCTTGGCCTCGAGCCATTGGTGGCTGATGTGCGGGTTGGCGCTGGTAGGCATTTGGAAGAACCGCTTGCCTTGATCGGAACCATAGGCAGAGGCTAGCCGAGTGAACTGGCCATCGATCTCCGGCGGTGTGCCGATGATCATCAGCGGCGCGTTGAAGGCAGCGCGGTTCGGGTCATAGGCTTCGAAGAACTCGGGGCGGAAGTCCTTGAACTCGTCAAACACGGTCAGGCCCTTGGGCTTCACACCGCGGTAGGCATCCACATTGTCAGAGCCGTCCAGCTTGATAAAGCTCCCGTTCTGAAACACCACACGCATCTCGGTGTTGTTGATCTCCTTGACCCACGACTCGGGCCCAAAGGTCTGCACGCGCCTAGATGCCCACAAGATTTCACGCGCCTGCTTCATGTAGGGTGCGAAGTAGTAGTTTTCCGACCCCGGGTAGGTGTAGGCGAATCTCCAGAGCAAGTAGCAGACAAGCTCGGTCTTTCCGAAGTTACGCCCGCACTGGGCGAAGACATCTCTCGTATCTCCACGGATCAGCGGAGAACCGATAGC